TTCAATACACTCTCATAAAAAAGTCCAAGTGCATCTTTGCTTTTTTGTTCCTTTTCTGTCATAGAAAGTTCTCCAAAGTGGATGTAGTTTTCTTTTTAATTTTAGAATACTTTTTGATATAATCAAGTGCCTGTTTATACGTTTTTACACTATGCACTTGACTACCATTATGTATAATACAGAACCCTTTCTTCTTTCCTGCCCATGGAACAGCAGCCCACATTCCGTCTTTAGATACAAAACCATCAGGATCTCCTGGTTTTACATTCAGGAGACTCTGATTATGAACATGTGGTTTGAGAAACTTACTCATTTAACTGCTTTATTACTTCTAATGGTACTATACCATTTAGATGCTGATGGTTCAAGATTGGGCATTAAATATCCAATTTCAGTTTGATACTTCTCTTCCCAGGCAGTACATGCACTTCTAATAAATTTAACATGTGCCTGACCAAAAATATGATTAGGATATAAAATATTAATTAAATCTTTATATCCATAAGGCATAGAATGATACCCAATTTCCCACCATTGAGAAAGTAATGAAAGAACTTGTTCGAAGACTATTTCTTTTTTTAATGATTTCATTGTTTAATTCTTAAAAGAATGAAGCATTGACAGAAACAACAGTAGCATTCGGATTACGTGCCAGTGCTACTTTTTTTGCTTCCTGATAGTCACGGGCATGAACGGTCTCATAGAAAACAGTACCAGCAACATAGAGTTCGACTTTGCATTTCATGGTGGTGTTCCCTTGATTACCTTTGTATTATAGCAGAGTGGGGGCAGAGTGGAGGGGTAGAGTGACAGTTCAAAGATTGTCTCTTCTTTCTCCACTCTCTCATATAAAGGGCGTGGGCGCTTACCTGTGCCTCTGGAAGGTGTTTTCCCTTGTTCCAAGCAGTTCTACCGTTTAGAGCATCTTTCATCGCTTGTAGGGTCTCTGGGGTGTGTTTGCGACCGTAAAAACTATTCTTCTCTCCAGTTCTCTTGTTACAATCTTCTTTATGCTTTTCGGTTCCAAAATATCCAGTGTCTCCACCTGCTCCACCTTCACTTCTATTGTGTAGAATACCAGTTTTTGTATCCTTCCTACCGAATACAGCAATCATATAAACTTCGTGCTTAAACGCATCTTCTTCTGTTAGATTATTTTTGAGGGTAAGTATTCTTTCTTTTGGTGGAACAGTGTGAAGTCCGTGCTTAACATATGCACGATTTCCTTTACCCTTACCAATATAGTAGGGAGTTCCATCTTCACGCAAATATGCGTAAGTGTAATATTCATTCATTATAGGTCTTGGCGAGACTATATCTATTTATTATAACATAAAGGTGGGTCTTACGCAACTACATTTCCGCCAAGACCTACAGTTGCCGCCCACATATATCTATCGCTTGACTACGCTATCAAGCATCTCACCACGACCGAAAACAGTATCAACAACATTCTGCAAACGCTTTTCAGTAGCAATACCAACTTGAGAATAAACGGGCACTACACACAAACCAAAGGTCTTACAATCACTACCTTTACGAAGAACTCTCCCGATAGTTTGGGTCATCTCAATAACATCCATATTGCGAAGGAAAACCACAGTTTCCAACTCGCTAACATTGATGCCTTCACTCAAAATAGAGCGATGAAGGCAAACAAACTTCTTATTAGGGTCTTTGCCCCAAGCATTAAGAGTATTAAAGAAAACCTCACGATTGACTTTTTGACCGTCAATAATGGCTCCCGTTTTTGAGGTGATGTAAAGAAAAGAATATCCCATATCATTCAATCGCATAGCAAAATCAGTTTGTGACATAAGATTGATGAGTTGTTTGGCACTCTTAATACAAACAAGAACTTTACTTGTGTTGTTCTCTTCCAAAGTTTCTACAATGTTATTGCAGTCACGGTCAGCAGATATTTCATTAGATTTTAAGACCTCAAACTTTTTTGTCTTAATTTGAGGAGGAAGAATATAACCTTCCTCAACCAGTTTAGGAGCAGGAACACGGTAAATAACATCACCATAAACAGCAACATCATTCATCCCAGGCTTGGAGATAGTTGCAGAAGTGCGGCGAGTAGCAGTGAAGAAGTAACACCGATCAGCATCAGCAGAAAAGTGCTCCGTAGCAGGGAAAAAGTTACGTTGGACTGAGTTATGCGCTTCATCAAAGTAAATCGTATTGACTTCGATATCTGCTTCTACAAGACGATGTAGAGAGTGATATGTGGTAAAGATTACTACATTCTCACCAGCAGTTCTTGCTGTATTTACAAACAGATTGATTTTTTCTGCTTTTGTTGTGGAGAAGTGTGAAGTCTCACCACTATGAACATGAATAATATGAGTATGAGTTGTATCGATGACTTCTAGAAACTCACTACAAAGTTGCTCTGCAAGTAGAATACGTGGTGCTACAACAACAATAGTAGAACCATTATCAATATACTTTTGATTCTCAACAATATCATATATCATACACATAGTCTTACCACCACCAGTAGGGATGATCAACTGACCTTTGTCATATGCCAGCATCTCATTCAGTGCTTTGCGTTGATGGGGTCTGAGAGTGATGGTCAAAGGTCTCCCTCGATTACCTTCTTATTATAGCAGAAAACCGTCCCCAGTGCGACCTGGTAGACGGTTCTTAAAGTGTCTTATAGATTCCTCTTCAACCCTAACAAAGGTAGTCTACAGGGTTTTCAGAGTCTTGTCAAGTCCTTATACTTGAAGTATCATAACTGAATACGTTTCAGTATTTGCAGAAGAGGTAAATGTAACCTTAAATCCACTTGTTGACTTATCTGCCTCTAAGACAGTGTATGTTGATGCTCCATTGTTAGAAACAACTACACTATAACTTGCAGATTGTAAATTGGGAGTAAGAGTGAAATTTGCATCATTACTACTATTTGACACCGATAATCCAGTGCTTGAATTTGCAACTAGTGTCCCACTATTAATAGTAGCAAATGCAACAACAGGACTTAAGTTTCTAAATGATGATGCAGTATTTCTAACCTGAATTTTATCTCTTGTGGAGTTATATAATAGTCCTCCAGGAACAAGTCCATTTGGAGTAACTTTTCTTGAAACTACTGTTCCAAATCCAGCTGGATTCTGCCATAAATTACTAACAACATTTATCTGAGTTTCTGTTAATGATGGAGGAATAAAATAACTATTCATCGATGTAGAAGCAGTTCCTACATCAAATACAGACCTTGCAAAGTAAGTATTGACACCAACTGATGATAAGTATTCTGATTGACTTCCACCTGGTATATGATTTTTTGAAATTATTCCAAGATTAGTTGATCCAAATCCTACGGTAGTAACTCCAACTGTAGGAACTATTAAAAAATTAGATGAAATAAATGCTGCTGCACCAGTATCAATTTGGAAATCTCCATATGATAAAGATGGAACTATAGAACCCAAATCATTTGGAATTATTCTAGGATCTGTTTGAAGTGTTCCATCAGCATTAGTTGTGATGCCAAGAGATCCACCACCAACACCCCCGACAGATGCACTACCATAAACAAATACATCACCAGTAATTTGAACTTCTGGGGCCTGATCATCTTGTCCTACAAAATTATTTTTATTAATTGTTCCTATACCAACACTACCTAAAACAAATAGGTCAGCATCTGCTCCATCAGTTCCATCTAGTCCGATTGTTACAGTTCTACCTCCCCCCACTTGAACATTTTTTATATTTAAATCATTAAAAGTACTAATTCCAGTTAAAGTATTGAAATTTTGACCATCTGATACTGGGAAAGGACTTCCATCACCTAAAGTGATTGTATTTCCACCAGTTCCTGTAACAGTTAAAATTCCACTAACTCTTCCATTTCCAGTAATAAGAGCATCACCACCAACTTCTAAATTATTTTCTAATACGGAACCACTACGATTTATACCAACCTTTCCATCATAAGTAACTTCAAATTGTTTTGTATTATTATATTGAACAATTAAACCTTCAGTATTTCCTGCACCAGTTCCTTCATGAAGATTGACACTAACTCCACCAATATCATAATTATTAATATCTAAACGACCCGTTCCTGGAGTATAAAGTAATTGAACACTACTATTACCAGCACCAACAGATTGACCAATACTTACAGATGAATTTGTTTCACTTGTAATAACTAGATTTGCCGGAGTTGGTCTATCAATTCTTATATCATCAAAGGTTCCAATACCAACATCAGCATTAGTGATGTTTGCATTCGTGATTGTTCCTGTGGTAATTGTTCCTGTTCCTACTTTTAGGTTATTACTTTCCAAAGTGCCTGCAACAATACTTCCAGTTGTATTTGCATCAAAAGTTGAGGACAGTGTAGTTACTAAATTGACATCAGAAGTTCCATCGAAACTAACTACAGATGCAACAGCATCTCCAGTTAATTCAAATGTTCTTGGTGTTTCTAATTTAGTTGCTGTAGAAGCAGTTCCTGTTAAATTGCCAGTTACATTACCAGTTACATTACCTGTTAAATTTCCAACAAAACTAGTTGCAGTAACTATACCACTTGCAAGAATATTTCCACCATCAAAACCCGCACCAGTTGCTGTGGCAGGGTCTCCTCCTATTTGTAAATTATATACTGGATTTGTGGTTCCAATACCAATCGATCTAAATGTATGTAATCCTACTCCTTGTGAAATCCAACCAGTTGTTGAAATTGCGAAAATATTTTGAAGACCAGAGGCATCTCCAACAAACTTTGTTGCTGTGATTACTCCACTACTGGGATCTATATTGACTGGTCCTACTTTTAGATTATTATAAAAGTTTGCAGTCTGTGCAACTCCTAAGGTTATTGTTGTTGTAAATCCAGTAATTTTTGCATTTCCAATCAAATCGAGAGATTCAGTAGGGATAGATGTTCCAATCCCCACCAGACCATTCGCATTTACAATGAAATTATCATTATCAACCTGAACACCATTCCTAAAATTAAATGACTTCCTAATATTTGCCATTATTATAAGCTTTAGAGTTATTTATCGGATAATTTTTGCTCTAGTGCTTCAACCTTACCGGAGAGTTCTTTGATTGCCTCTACAAGTAATGGAACTACCTTATGATAATCAACTGCAAGATATCCATTATCTCTCGTTGTAACTGCTTCTGGAAGGACTTTTTCAATCTCTTGTGCAATTAGTCCAACATCGTGACCGTTCTTGTTAGACTTATCGTTCCAATCAAATGTATTACCACTGATTGAAATTACTTTTGTTAAAGGATCATTAATTAAAGTAATATTATCCTTCAATCTTTCATCAGAAGTCCAGAATGCGGTAATATCATCAGTTACACTCAAAATACCAGTGATTGTGGTATTTGTCTGAATTGCAACAAGTGATCCTACAATAGAACTTAATTTAAGATTGCCTGTAGTGGTGTCAATAGTATTATCATCAGTCTGGGCAATTTGAATATTGCCAAGTGTTGCACCAGTTCCCACTAGACTTGCAAAATTAGTGGATCCACTGACATTAATATCACCAGTAATATTTGCATCGCCTCCAACAAAAAGATCTTTAGCAATACTAACACCACCATCAATCACAACAGAACCATTTCCAACACCAACTGATTGTGTCGAATTAAGTACTCTTAATTTTCCTGAAAGTGAAAAGTTATCTTTAATTCTTACTTCACTACCAAAAGTAACAGGACCATCAAACTGTGAAAGAATTTGTCGAGAATCACCACCTTCAACAATAATTCTTTCTTTAACGGTAATTTCGTCAAAAATTGCACTCAATCTTGCAGGATCTTCTCCAGTGACTGTTGGAATTGGAGTATCAAATGAAGTTTCCTCACCAGTTGAAGAAGATTTCTTGGTGTTACCAATATAGAAGTCACCTCTATTGTTCATACCAGTATAAACAACAATACCAGCAGATCTTTCTTGAGATTGTGCTAAGAACTCTTCTTTTTCTGTCAGAGTTTTTGTTTGAACTTGTGGAAGACCAGTCGAATAGTTACCTGGACCATATCCAAGATACTCAAATGTATGACCAGATGCACGAATAATTGATGGTCTACGGAACTCAACAGGAATTGTATTAATTTTTTTGATTATTGAGGTATCAGAGTGTATTCCCAGATTTGATGAGAAAACACCACGAAGAACGGTTAATTTATTTGTTCCTGTAAGTGTTGAAGATGCGACTCTCATAATCTCATCATCAATTTGAATATATGTTCCAAGTGGGAACCTTTCAGTAATTCCAATGCCAGAAGGTGAACCAGATTTTGGATGTTCTACAGGAATTAATGATGTAGTAATACCAATATCACTTCCACTATTGCTAATAACAAGAGAATCTCCAGCATAGATAGTTCTTTGCCTACTTGCTATATTTTCTGTACTTGGATCGGATACTCCCGAATTAGATGATAAATTATGCTTAAGTATAAACGCAGGACTTGTTAATTCTGAGGTAGTTTCTACGGTAAATGTAGTCACATTTACTTTAGATTTTACAAGATAATCTCCAAGATTATTACTACTCGCATCAATTGCTCTAAATTTATTTCCGGCAACTAATCCATGTGCAGATGCACATGTAAAGGTTGTAATTCCACTTAAGAATGTAGAAGAACTTACTGGAATTGAGGGTCCACTAGAAAGAACAATATGATTTGCTACTATATCTGGATCACCAGAAGTTTTAGCAATAGAGATTCTATTTGCAGTCGGAACACTAGTAATTCTATAATATGCATCAGAAATTGTTGCAATACCAGTAATCTGAACTACATCACCAATTGATGTTGTAATACCAGAATTTGATACCGTAACAGAACCATCCTGATTTCCACCTATTGAAGCATTGTCAAAGAAAAGTGTATCTGAATTAAAATATCCGGATCCAGGTGATTGAATTTGGAAACTATTAATGGCATTACTAGATACGACAACTTGTGCGGTGGCACCATTCCAAGTTGAATATGTATTTTCATTGTAAAGTTTTACATTATAATATGTCCCATTAGTTCTTGTTCCTGATCCTGCACTAGTAAGTGTCGCAGTAGAAATACCGGCAAATTTATGATTTCTAGTAAATGTTACAGTCGAAATACCACCACTCTCTGGTAGAATAGAATCAACAATAAGACCACCACCAAGTTTTGTCATAAAAGAATCGGCAGATTCTTTCGTAACACTTCCTTTTAGATCACTTGTATGAACATCACCAATTGGAGAAGAAAGTGCTTTTGATTTAGTTGATCCTGGATTATCGTTTATATTATCTCTATCAAGTTGTGGATACAAATCAGTAACATTTTGTCCATATTTTAAATTTGTAAATTCTGTCTCAACTTTATTGTCTGCTTTAAGTGCATATATGTGATAAACACCATCTTGCTGATCTTCAATATATTCACTAATTATTTCATTACGATAAACATAGAAGTTACTTTGCAAATCATTTCTTTGAAATCTTGGGAGAGTTAGATTTCTGGTACTTGTGTCGTTATTAAATGACCCAGGATTACCAATAGAATTTGCATATGTGAATGACATATTATCTGCAGTCACAGATGCAACAGAAAATGTTCCATTATATCCACTAGTCGCAGAACCAACAGTGTTATTAGTATCTGTTACATTAGTGATAATAACTTGATCACCAATATCAAGATTATGTGGAAGTTCTGTAATTACAGTTGAAGTATTTGTGCTATGAGAACATGTCGAAATAAATCTTGGATTTTTATTATATTCAAAATCATTTAAATCAATTGTTGCTAAAGTAAAGTCTTCATTTTCTCTGACACCAGTTGTACTGGATTCTTGGATAACAAATCCAGATTCTGGTGTTTTTGCCTTTGAAAGTTCTTTTGGAATTACAACTCTAAACTTATAAACTTTTTCATCCAAACTTCTATTATCTGGTGCTCTACTTATAAAGGATGGATTTGTTTCTACACCAATACCAGCAACACCTAAAGTATTTAAAGTGGAATAAATTCCATTTGTAGAGTTTACCGTAATATACCAACGACTTTGTGCAGGATCAAATTGAACCGGACTGCCAGCATCACCAGCAAATTTATCAGTAACCCTACTTATAACTCTAAGATTGCTACCTCCATAAAAAGTGATGAAATTTTTATTATCAGCATCTGTTTTTGTTGATGCCAATTGAATTTTTGGTCTATCACCACTATCTATTGCATCTGCAAGAGAAATTGCATAATAAATCCTATGAGGGTCAATGTTTTCCGGATAATCTGCAGAGTCACTTAAGATAATAATTTTTTCACCAGTTTGTAATCCATTATTCGAACCAATGAATAATTTGCTATTCTGAATAGAAAAGACATTAAATTCATTAAAGGATGATTTTACTCCATCCTGCATGTAAATAAATGCTTCACTAGTTCCTGATCCAACATTTACAAATAACTTATCATCTACTTTTGCTCCAATACGATATCCTTGAGTTATAACTGTAGGAACATTGTCTTCCGATTCAAATCCACGAAGATATAGGTGAGTTGAAACTCCAACTGCAGTGGTAACTCCAACATCAATACTTAACCAATCAATATTTTCTTCTACTTCATTTGTTGATCTTGGAGGAATAATATTTGTAATAAATGCCTTATTATCTTTAGCAAATGCTTCTTTTTTAAATCCATCTGCAACCAAAGACAATTGTCCAAAGTTGGAGTTTGAGTTAGTAATAGAGGCATCTCCACCACTCTCAATTGAGAAATGTTTATTGTAACCGATCGCAAAAACAGAAACAATTTGTAGAATTGAATCATTTATAACACGAATATGAGTTTGTTCCCATCCTCGACGATAAATGGCCTCAATATCTAAATGATATATTTGATCTGGATTTGTAGATGATGATCCATTCGATAAATCTGCACCAGTTTGTTTGGTTATACCGATTCCAGCATATCCTCTAGAAGTTTTATCATACTTTATAAACGCACGATCATCTTTTTGAAGACTGACACCCGTAAATTGAGAGACAACCATGGAACGGAATCCAGATGCTTTGCTTCCATCTGCCAACATTCCATTCATTCCAAAAACAGAACGTAATGAGATATTAAAAATATAAGGAGATGCGCCAGATACAGTATCAGTCTCAATAGTTGCTGTTGCTCCAGATGCAGTTCCTGGTGTTGGAAGATTTTTTCTAAAAGTTGGAAGAAGATAGGTAAAAATTCTTGGATTTACAATATCAACACTTTGAACTTTTGTAGAAATATTATAATCTGTTGGTGAAACACCACTAATTTTAATTGGTGTTCCTACAGTAAGACCATGATCTACTGTTGTTGTTACTGTAACCTGATTATTCGGTGTTCCACCAGATCCTGCTTCGATTGCAGAAATTGAAATTGGATCTGATGCAAATGCTCCAACAATCTCCCATTCGGGTCTTTGTTTTGCGAATCCATTAGGATCTGAGGGATATTTACTGTCAATATTTCTGTCTGGACTTCCTGATGCCATATTATATGCATTTGAAAGTTTTGCATAATACATATCAAGGTCGGTTAAATCATAACCACTTACTAGATTCACACCGTCAGCATACTCAAAACAAGTCAGTTTATGGTGAGAGAAAATTGGTTTTGATTTATTATTTACCGAAAAATCTGATGGGTCGGTGTAAACAGTTCCACTTTCATTTCCATCAAATAAAGAGAACTGCCAGAAATAGCAAGTACCAGTAATTCTGAAAATGGCAGAATTTGATACATCAATATCAGTTGGGTTTGGAACATAAAGTGGGCGTATTTTAGTTTTTCTTAAATCTAGACCAACAATAGAAGTTCCACGAGGAACAATAACACCACCATTTACACTATTAAACTTATAAAGAACGTTATCTTCTTGTATTAGATCAAAATTTGTGGACAAATTTAAATTTAATTTTGTTTGTGCTCCACTTTGCGTTCCACCGGGAGAAACAACCTGAGCTCCTCCACTTACATTCTTAATATAAAAACCTGGCCTATTATCAACAATATGCTCACCAGGCATCAAGAGAATAGTAGTTTTTTCAATTAGATCATTACTATTTCCTTTTACATATGAAAATCTTGCCGATTCTATAATAGCTCTTTGAATTGTTTTAAATGGACGAGCAAGTGAATTACCTTGATTATCAATACTATCAGTCGAGTCTAAATCTGATGGACTTACATATAGTATACGACCTTCAGTATTCTTAATGAAATTGTCAAGCTTATTGAGTGGCATCTTATTACGATTTCTAGGACATTTCTATATTTTATTTATCTCAGTAAATCCTCTTCTCCATTATAGAAACTTTGTATTTCTTCTGGTAAGTTCTCTGGATTTAATATCTCAATATCATCAAAGCAAGGATGACACTGTTCCATAATCAAATAATTAGATCCTTTGTAAATATCTTCTACAGAATATTCTTTATTGTTATCTGCTTCTTCTATTATTTCTCGATCATAAAAATAACCCACAGGCAAATCATCAAATGTAAATGGAACATCATTTAAGAAGAACATTTTGACTATCATCCTATAGTCATTATACCAACACTTCTTTGTGGTTACTGTATAAGACATAATAATATTATTCTTTCTTTTATTTATTTTCATAAAAAAAAAGGTTCCCGCACCACCAGGAACCTCATGTTAGTCACTCACCAAAGAAAACCCTATCATATAATCTTCATTT